CTCTTGCCAGTAGAAAGGTATGTCATAAGCCAGTTTGCAGATTCATCGTTCAACTGATACGCGAAGCGTTTCACGTATGTGCTTTCGACCTTTATCACTTTGTAGCCGTCCTCGTCAATGTCGAAGAAGATGTTCAACCTGTCAAAGCGTGACATCATGGACTTCAATTCTTCATACGCAGCCACATTATTATATGGTTCGCGATTACTTGAAACGACACTTTCAAAGTTGAAGGTAATCATTTGTCACCTCCTTCCTCTGGATATGGAATATCGGGGTAGATGCTCCAGCCAATTCTTTTGAATTGCCAAGCAGGAAAGTCATCATCTTCACATGAGAAAAATTGATTCTCATTCAAATCCCAAGATTTCCATACCCTGCATTTAAGTCTTTCTCTGATTTCGGGAAGTGCAGCATCCACACGTTCCACATCAAAACCTCTTGTGGTGGTTTCATGCCTTTTATCCGGGAATCTTTTCCTCATGGTACATGCCGCTATCATGAAACGCCATTTTCCGTTTATGAACTCTTGCAATAAGTCTTCATCCCGTTTGGGTTGTGAAGGGAATAAAGGCACGTGTACAAAACCTTCCGCATCTTGTTTTATTATGGGGAAGCCTAATCGCTCTATAATATCAAGCCTTTCGTCTTCACTTTTTACAAGTTCGGGAAGCCACTTCAAATCTTCCAAGGGATTTTTGGGCATGGAAAGCTGTATTTTTCCTTCGGGCATTATGCCTTTCTTTGCCCCATTGTTTTTCCAAAAAGGATAATAGTTTCTTTTAGAATTTTTCATTTTTCAATTTTTTAAATTAAACAATGAAGCGTATGGACACAAAAAAAGCCACTAATTTCATTTTCTGAATTTGTAATGTAACATACCCTGCTTCGACCAATAAATAGCCGAACACATAAACTATGTACTTTACAATTTTAACTTCAGAGCAACTCTTTTGATTGCTTTATGAAATTAACAGCGTTCTTTTCGTCCATGCATACCATACGAGGGAATCATGAAGAACAAGATGCTTATAGTAGTGAAGATAAATCTTCTTTTGTGATATGGTTGAATAGGATTTTACAACTCCGTACGCAAGTTTAAACCTTTTAAATCAACCTCACTTTTAAATTAGTGGTATCAATGTACCTTTCGCTTCAACAACTCTTTGTTGTTTGATGCAAAGGTATAGCTATTTTTTAATTCACCAAATGGATTTCAAAACATTTTCGCTCCATATATGCACATATAACACTCATTGATAACCTTTTATAAAAACTTTAGAGTTCCATCTTATTATATATAAGGCAGAACTCTTTTTAAGTTACAGCAAATTCTTCATTGCTTCATCTACTTGCTCGTTGTCAAAGCTATCCAAATATATTTGAGTAGTCGCCAAGTCTGAATGTCCCAATGCTTCACTTATCAATGCAATGTTTACTCCCGATTTCTTAAGAACACTTGCGAATGAATGGCGAGCGACATAGGTCGTTATATTAGCTTCAATTCCCAATCGCTTACCGAGTGTCCTTAGAATGTCATTCACCTTGCCACGTATTTTATGAATCCTATTCTGCTTCTGTAAAGCTGTTTTATGGACTTTTACATTCAATATCGGGAATAGATAACCATTACTCTCATCGGTGTATTTTTTTATAATTTGCATAGCTTCTTGGGGTATTCCAATCTTGATTAGCTTACCAGTTTTCTGACGGATATAATGTAACCTACCATTGACGATATTCTCTTGTGTTAAATTGGCAATATCAGTAAAGTTTATACCGCCACACAGATAGCTGAATATAAAAATGTCTTTACTTAACTCCACATATTTCTTTTGTCCTATCGGTTGGGAAGTTTCTGTAAACTTCAACATATCTGTTTTAGCTATGGCTCTCTTTTGAGTAGAAGTGTCGAATTTACTGATTTTATATTCTTGAAAAGGATAATCAGACAAATGGGCACATCTTTCTTTTATTGCTTTATTATATGTGCTTCGTAAGGTACGGAACATTAAACTGATTGTTGTTTCTTTGTTGCCATTACTCCGGAGCCACTTTTCATATTTTTCGAGCCATGCCACATTTATGGTATTAAAGGGTATTTCCAATTTTCCATTAGTAAATCTTTTCAAAGAGTTATAGGAATTAAGGTAAACCAGTCTATTACCACATTTGTTGTTAATCTCACACTGGGCAATTATTTCTTTATAAAAGCAATCTACGGTTTTGGCAACCAGTAGCTTTTCATTTGCTTCAATCAGAGTTGCAGCCGAGTATTCTTTTTGGTCAGACTTTATTTCAAGCATTTTCTTTTGAAGTTCCAGCTTCTTATCAAGAATAATCTTTTGAAGATACTCTAAATTAGGGCATTTAGGTTTCGGTTTATTTTTCTGAAAGTCCCAAAACTTGGGATTTACAGATATTCCCAAACTCTGATATTTCTTCTTTCCGTCTTTACTGATACGAAGCATTAGAGGGTGTTCGCCATTAGATAGGGTCTTGGATTTGTAACAAACCACTGAAATTGTAGCATCCATGTTCATTTTTGGTTTAACTCTCGGTTTAACTCACTCGGTTAAACCAAAGGTAAACCGCCCCATTCAAGCAACAAAAAAAGGAGCTACTTTTTACGTAACTCCTTGATTCTCATCAGTCGGGGTAGCGGGATTCGAACCCACGACCCCCTGCTCCCAAAGCAGGTGCGCTTATGCTATTATTTATATTGCTAAACAGACTATCTATAAAGCAATTAGCTTGCGCTTACTTCCTCGCTAAATTAAAGCGGTTGACATCTTGGTTGAATTTGATAACCAAACAAGAAGTATTGAACAATAATTTAATAATCTCTTTATGGCTTGAACCACATTGCAAATTTAATAATTTCATTCTAAGTGAACAACATTATAGCTATTTTCATGCTTCGGGTATGAATTTGCCAATTCTCCATATAAAGAAGAAAATTTCAATATTCGTACCTGCATAAAAAAACAGCATAAGAGTTTTCTCAAATGCTGTTCGGTTTGGTATATAAGAATCTATTGCTTGGTATAAAGTTCTACATGCCCGTCCTCGTACATCAATTTCATCTTATTGTCAGATATGTTATAATAATATGTTTCAGGTGAATTATCTCCAAAATCAATAACAAACTTATCCTCCTTATCATCCATTGTATAAATAAATGGGTCTGTATTGGAAGTGTTATCATGTATATCTACAGATTCCCAACTACCTGTGTTGTCACTATAAAAAGTGATAATTTCTTTATTCCCTCCGTCAGTGATGTAAATCCAACTACCTACAAGGGGAGAAGCATTTAGTGTTTCAGAGATTGTTCCATTCTCAATATTCAGATAGAATGTATAATCTTTCTTAGTACCGTCATAATATAAAAGGTCTAATTTGTACTTCCACATATTGGTGGAATTGTCAAGCAATGTGTATTCTTTCTTGGTGTCAGAGAAAATTTCAAACGGAAGTTTATGCTTCGTGTCCCAAACGCTCTTATATGTTTTATAATTAATTCTTGATGCAGTGAGCTGTTGCTGATAGTTACTAACATTAATAGATTCTTCATAAGAAATAGGTACTCCTACCACTGCGCCATTATTCACTTGGCTAACATAGAGTGTATCTCCCATGTCGTTATAGCAACAATTTCCAACGAACACAGATTCCTTGTACCAGTCAGTAATATATGCACGATAGTCGTTTTTTATTTCTTTGAGTGTCCCTGCTGCTGTCTTGAATAAGATGTTATCTTCACTATATGATTCACCATTGTAACCAACACTCGCAACAAAGATATTGTTCTTGGCGCAAACTCCATAAGTTGTAATGCTTGATATTTCAATATCCTTATATTCTCCATATCCTACATGGATTGTACGTTTCCTGTCAAAAGTTCTGCTATCAGTCCATTCCCAAAGTTTTTCTTTAGTGGTTCTATCATAAGAACTAATCCATAGATGATTATTCTTCAAGCCTGAGAAGTGATTAATATTCCCCCAACTGAAAGAACCAGGGCATTCATAATCTCTTAAATTCAGTCCATAAGTAGAAAATAAATCTCCATTACCAAAGCTTATTTCATATTGAATGACATCCAATTCATCATCTCCACAGGAAGTAAATCCCATGCTTAATGCAACCAATAATGAGGTCGCTAATAATCTAATATTCTTCATCATTATGTATGTTTAAGTTTTTAAAATTCATCATTATTTGTAGTTGTTGTTCTATATGTAACTGTTAATTTGCCGCTGAAATGTGCTCCAATTTCATCTTGTGAATTATTAAGAGTGACATTTAGGGTTATAGAATTAGAGTTTCTATCTCTCCATATTGCATTACCCTCAGAAGAAACTGTTGGATTGCCATATTTAGAACATAATGCATTTCCTAAACTGTTAAATGTCTGTGTGAACTTATTTATAATTTGGTTCTGTTTGGATTTGGCTTCATTCAGAAAGATAGCTTTGTCCCTAAAAGGATTCTCCGTTACAGATGCATTTTCTAATAATGTGAATGTAGCTTCTACAAGCCTTTCATTCTTAAAGGTTACTACTAAATTATTGAATTTGGTATCAATGAATGTAACATTTTTTATATGGATGCAAGGATGCTTCCATTCTACATTGGAATATCTTTTCTTTAGCTTGTCTATGGCTACATAAGGTTTATCTTCCAATTTGATTCCTAAGAAGCCTGTAATTTCATTTTGGGCATTGATATAAGTGGCTATAAACAGCATTGATAAGAACAGTAATAATCTGTGCTTCATAATTAAAATGTTATGCTCACTTGCTCCCTATGATGAGCCGTAAATAAAAAGGTGTGGGAACACTATTTGCTTTATCTCGCTAACTGGCTTCTCGCATTGCCTTTGGTACGGATAAAACAATAGCAACCCACACCAATTTTGACAATATCTAAGAGCCTTATAAGTATAAGGTAGGTATATATCAAATGGTGGGGTGCTATTGCTATCATCTTCGTACCGTTTCAAATTTTGCGAGAATTTGTTAGCGGAAGATAATTTCAATAACACCTTTCGTTAAATATGTCCTTCCAACTCCCTAACGCATTAGTTCATTGGAATTGGGTGCAAAGATAACGAAAGGTTCTAAATTAATGAGCATGGAGTGAGGATAAATAGTAGATATTCTGCCCTCAAACATATTCTGAACAAGATATTTAATAAGAATTGCATCTGAACTCTGTAAATCCATGTGGGTATCAAAATGATAATTCCCCTTATAAGAACTGAATTTTAGAAATTGCTACCCACATAGATTTATAAAGCTAAAGTTAATTTTTCCGACTGAATTTAAAGTAGGACAAATCTTGATTGAGGCTATAAAGCCGTAGGTAGTTCTCCTTTTCATTTTTCAGCTTATAATAAGAAAGGACAACTAACCGAATAGCTGCCCTTCTCTCTCTCAATCAACAATCCACTTAGCCCAAGAACCAAGCGTATTTGTTATCAAGTCCTTGCAGGACGTTGTTAATTCCGACACTGACTTCCGTAGCGTTTACGGCTCGTTGCAGATAAGTATCAATGTAGCTGCCTTTGTTCGCTTGTGTCAAAAGATTGTGAAAATCGAACATTGATATGGCGTTGTCCTTTGCTCCGAACACTTCATTGTGATAGTAGTCGCGACAAACTGAATTAATCTGACTATCCGTAATCAGAAGTCTTGGAATAGTTTTCTGCCTTGCAGGTGACAATGCTTGAAACATTCTCATCCGTCCTACGATTTGTGCGAATTGCGTCTCGGACAATGAAGTGTTGGTTAGTGACTGCATCAAGTGAATTTCCTTTGCAGGGTTGAAGCTATGGAACAATTCAAGCACGTTTCTGTAAAGTTCGCTGATGTTGGTTACTTCCATATTGAACTTGACACCTTCTCCCGTTAGAATTTGATTAGAGCAAATTTTCACCCTCCAGCCAATAAAAACCGAAAACTTCTCCAAGCCTTTGGATGCACGATAGAGGTTGAGGTCTGAATAATTTCTTACTCCACCGATGCACAATTCAAGCCTTTGCCCTCTTATCGTTTCGATAATGGTTGGAATGGTGAAAGCAAATGCAAGTCTTTGATAGAATTGTGTCTTTTCACACTCCAACAATTCCGATGCTTTCTTACCCAAACTTTGGGGAGTTCTGCCGCGTACAATGTGCGAGACTCTGATTTCGGGTGCGTTCACTCTTTCACCTGCATAGAATGAACAAGCCGCATCATGCACACATGAAATAAAGTCTTGGTGTGCGATAGTCAATTCTTGGTTAGCCCAGGTTGGAACGACACATTTATTAGTAAGCTCGTCCATAGTGATTGCATCGGTGTTGGCTTCCAAGAAGTTCACGCTCGGTTGTACGGTTGGCTCGTCTTGGATAATGGTTGCTTCCTCTGCATATTCACCCAAATTCATTCTCTCACGATTCTGTGCCATAGCTGGCATAATGACTAAGTTTCTCATAATGATAACTGTTTAAATGATTATTGATTGTATAATCCGCAAATCCAAATTTCCGCAGAATCCGAAACGAAGCGTTCGATTTTCAGGGAAAAGGACAAAACGAAGCGTTCAAAAAAGGAAAGCGCGCAACACTCAAAAAGCCGAAACAAAAGTTTTGTAATGACCTCTGTTTCGGCTTTATAATTTCATAAAAAATGGCTTTATAACGGCATTAAAATAAGGCTCAAAAGTTTGGCCTTCTACTTGAAAAATTGTATCTTTGTTCAGTGCTAAGCAGCTGTTTTATGAACTAATTTTTCCTGTTTCTTATACAGCATCATGTCTGTATATTCGGCAGAATAATTCATGTGGGCATTGAATTCCTTTTTTGTACAACCCTCAAAAGGATTGCCAATGGTTTTGTTTGCTCCAATCCATTCACACAGTTCAAGTATGGAGGATTTATTGGATGTGAAATAAACGAAGGAATGCTTTTCGAGTATCTTTAAAACATCCAAATAATCAGACAAGCGCCAATACATATTGTACGTACCAACATCAGTGGAAAGATAAGGCGGATCAATTAAAAAGACGACTCCGGGAACATCCTTATATTGGTTGAATACTGCTTTGTAGTCGCATGATACAATTTCAAGCCCTTTTAAGTAGTCAGAAGACTCCGGATAACCGGTCTTGCGAATGTTGTTATAAAGGACTTCCTTGCGCATTTCGGCTACAGACAATTTATACTTCATGGAGAACATAAGTGAGGATGATAAGGTTATAAAATCCACGTACCCAACATTTAGTTCTTCTTCCTCGATACGTTTAAAAATGCGTTCTCTAAGTTCCCCTTTAATTGGTTTATGTTTGGGTATCGAATTACCCACCAGCTCCCTAATATCGGCAAGCAGTTTATTTGTCTGTGGGATATTTTTCAGTCTGAACCGGTAGTTGTCGAAGTCATTGTAGACAACAGTAGCATCGGGCTTGCTTCTTTTGGCTATATGCGAAAGAAGTCCGGAACCGCCAAACAAGTCCACAAACACGGTATCTTCAGGGAACTGTTCCAAAACTTTAATAAACTCTTTAGCAAACATTCTTTTTTGGCCTACAAATGGCAGTGGTGCAGATAAATTCATATTCTTCATACGTTCAAGTCAAATTTAATGTTTTCAACTCCGGATAACAGTTCCAGAGTCCGGTCAATGTTATTTTCATATATATGCACATTTCCAAGGTCAAGGGTTATGGACTTCAGGGGAAGCTCCACCTGCCTTGCCATCAGATAAAGATGATAAATATCAGCCGGAAGCCCAAGGTTCGCATCAGAACTACGCTGATATGCAGATAGCACCAATTCTCCCTCATCAATTTGGAACTGCACAAGACTCAGGCAGGGTGCCTGGTTGCTTTCCACCCCGGTTTCTCCAAGAAACAGGACATAATTCTTGCTGTTGCGCTTTTCCCGGTTAATCCTGGTTATGAGGGGTGGAAGCTTTTCAAAGTAAGTTGGATAGCTGTTTACAAGGGTATGGCCGCAATAATCCCACCAGGTAATCCCTGCCTCTTTGTATTTTTCCACATCCCGGACTCCTTGCATAAACAGTTTCAATTCCTCTTTCAGCTTTTTCCTGGCTATCCCGTGGCTTTCAAATATGTCAAGTAAATCAGCGGGGGTTAGCATGAGCCTTTCGTTTAATAGATACTTGATACGCCCTTTCCTATTGGTCTGGATTTTGCCCGTTTGGAGTATCTTGTCTAATGTCTGGTAATACTTATTCATGAGCTTTATTTTTGGTTGTACAAAGGTAGCTCTACCGGACAACACAAGGCATCCCCGGCACATCAATCACACTGCACCGAGCGTGCAGTGCTTTCCAAACCGTTTGATAACATCATACACCTTACGTTCGCTTACCGAATATTTATTTGCCAAAAACGCCACTGCATAAGTGGTCTTTTCACCTTGTTTTTTCATGACCTCATACTCCGTATATAAGTCTATGAATCGAAGGTCATCCTGCTTGCCGCCCAAACTTATAAGCATTTCAAGCGGTTCTCTGTTAAATTTAAGTGCTTCAAACAATGTCATATCCAATCATTTTTGTACTTTTGCAATGCCAATCATTTATTTAATGCGTAAAAACGCCACGAGAGTGCGGCAGAGGGCATTGCCCCCGGTCGCGCACTCTCGTGGCGTTTTGTGTTAATAAATGATTGGCGTCTATATTAACAGGCCGGGGGCTTTTTTTATCCCTCCCCCGAAGGGATTGTCAATCACTCAATCCGATATAATTCCAAATTGAACTTGTCCTTTTTTTCCCAGCCTTCAGCCAGAACTGTCTGAATGAATCCTACTGCTTTTGTATAGAAATCTTTCAGTTCTTCTAACTGAGTAAAAGTATGGTATTCCGGTTGTTCATCCGAACCGAACTTAAACGTCACTGGCAGGGTTTCTCCGCCCGTCTGAACGGCCAAATCGTATGCTGCCTTATAGTTGTACTGGTTCTCCACAGAAAGCCATACATGGGCACCATTATAGGCGAATCCGGATAGGATAGCCGCATCAGTCTGGCTGTTATACCAGGACATAACCAATGTGTGGATTTCCTCATCAGTAGGCTTATGCCCGAACTCCTCTTCCATGTAGGAGGCAGAGCCGTTCTCTTTTTCCTGCACATCCCATCGGATGCGCCATTTGTCTTTAACCGGGTTCGTGCATTCCATCAGCGAAACCCCGGAACTTCCTTCAACTCTTCTCATGTAAACACGTATTTGGTTCTACCTTTGCCGAATGTCTCTGTCTTGATGGTCGTTTCAAACGG